GCTACAACAGTTAACTTCGCACGTGCGGCTACTACACTCAACATGGGCGCGGCTACTGGTACTACAACTATAGGCAACGCCTTAGTTGTAACAGGCAATGCTTCGGCAGCTAACTTTAGTACGGCAGGCGATCTAGCAGTCAACGGTGGTGATATCACTTCAACAAGTGCTACACTAAACGTAGGTGCTAGTGGTAACACGGTAGCAATGCTAGGCGCACTAACAGTAGCTCAGAACGCTACTGTAACAGGTGATCTAGGCGTCAACGGCGGTGATATTACAACTACATCCGGTACGTTTAATCTATTGAACTCTGCCGCTACCACAATCAATTTTGGTGGTGCCGCCGATATCAATATGAGCACCGCAGGTAAAACTACTACGATAGCTGGTGGCACAAATATTGTAGGCACATTGAATGTGACTCAGGCAACAACGCTACAAGCTGCACTTATCTTGGTATCAAGTGGTAATCCAGATGCGTTATACACTGATGTAGTTCCTACAAATCGCCCAACTCCTACAGCAGTGGGTGAACTCAGAATGTCCGGTGAAGCAAACTTGTGGTTATGTACTGATTTTTCGACACCAACATGGCGCATGATTTCATTAGTCTAACTGACTATGACCAAGAATAACAGGGCCCTGGCCCTGTTTTCTTTTGACCACACTAAACTGATAAATACTAGACTATGACGAAATTAAACGAACTCTCTAATGAAAAGCTAGGCGCTTACAAAAAAGCAGCTGGCGCAGACGCTTCGAAGGCTGACAAAGAAGGCAACTTCGAGCGCGGCAACAAACGCTTCAAGGGCATCGTAAAAGCTACTATCAAACAGGGCGACAATGATGAGAAAAAGCACAAAGAGAAGGACGAAGAAATCACTGAAGAAATGATTGCTGATCGCCTACGTAAAGAATGGCTAGCGGCCAAGAGCGCCAAGCCAGCAGATAAGTCACTATCAGCAACACGCAGACAAGGAACAGATGCTCTTCAAGCAAAACGTGATGCGGAACTAAAAGCCAGAGACGCTAAAACAAATATGGTTCAGCAAAAGAAAGTAACAAAGGGTTGGAGAGAATAATGTTAGCAGAACAACTAAAAATCATTCAAGCAAGCGCAGTATCATTCTACTTGAAAGCTAAGAACTTTCACTGGAACGTAGAGGGCAAAAACTTCCGCGAGTATCACGGTCTCTTTGACGAAATCGCAGACGAAGTATTTGACAACACAGTAGATAGAGCGGCCGAGTTTGTTCGTGTACTCAATCAATATGCTCCAGGTAGCTTACTCCGTATGAGAGAACTATCTATCATTGAAGATCAAACTAAAGTACCACGTGCCGAGCTAATGATTGCTGAGCTATATGCTGACAATGAGAAAATGTCTGCTATGCTCAAAGAAGCATTTACTATTGCTGAAGAAGCAAACGAACAAGGTATCGCTAACTTTATCGCTGAGCGCATCGATGCTCATGGCAAACACAGTTGGTTCTTGCGCTCAGTGTTGAAGACTGAGAGAGAATAATATGAAGATTAGTGAAATCATTACCGAAGCTAATATAAATCAACAACTATCACTGTATCATCCAGAAACAGCATCATATAGACAAGTTCCGATTCCACAGTCAGATAGTATAGATTCTAATGACTACACTGCTAAACGAAAAAGAGTGAGTCACCATAGCGATAGTGAAGTAGACGCTAGTAGTAAGGCTAGTTATCCTGAACCTGAAGATAGCGCAGAGAAAATACAACTAAAAAGAATCTTTGATAAAATACTTCCAGATTTATCACAATCTCAACGTCAATTCATTGATATGAGATTTAACCAAGATATGACAATCGAAGAAATTGCTGGAAGATTTCAAATCTCAAAAGAAAGAGCTAGAATGATCGAGAAGAAATTACTGTACTCGCTCAGAAAAAAATATGGCGATTCATTGAGGTCAGCACTGGGAAAATAAATTCAAGAACACCCTACCTTAGGACCTTTACGGTACTCCGGGTGACCCGCCTGCTGGGTTGAGAACGTGGGAGTCGTGCCCCAACACTCAGAAGTGAGGACTAACATTATGAAAATACAAGATATTATTACTGAATCAACCGAAACACTCTTAGAGTATAAGAGTGGAGTGATGCGTACCATTCAACAACTATTGCCAACATGGCCAGAATATGTTATAAAAGATTGGTTGTATACGGGAATCGTTAGTGAGTATCGCTCAACAGGAAAAATTCCAAACATAGAAGAAAACGTAAGATGGCAGATAGAATATGCTGGCCTTACACCACAAACTCAATGGCGATTAGTTACCTTTAGATTCGACTTAGATGATGAGTGGGACAAGAAAACAAAACAACAACTAAAGCAACGGATAGCTGGCCAAACAATGAGTTACGTCGAACGTGATGCTGAAAGACACGCAACGCAATCAAATTTATTGACAACAAGAGGAATAAGCCGAGAACCAGTGATTATCATCATTACATCCGATGGTTATGAGTTGGTCGAAGGTTGGCACAGAACCGTACAACACTTTAAGGCAAATCCAAATGGTTATATGGGCCCAGCTTGGATAGCAAGACAGACATAAACGGAACAACTGCTACACAAAAACTATTGACTATTTGACATACTGTGTTATACTAAATCATTGTCTAACACTAAGGAGTAACAATGTCAAATGACGCACTAGACGTAAGCGGTAACTACCAAGAAGAAAACGTAACTTTCTCTGGTGACCAAAAAATCAAACTCAATCAAGTCATGAAAGAAGGTATGCAGATCCTTCATGAAGTTGATACACTAACAGAAGGCTTGAACGACACTATCAAAGCAGTCGCCGAAGAGCTAAACATCAAACCAGCTATCCTCAAGAAAGCTATCAAAATTGCCCACAAAGCAGAATTCGGTCAGACTCAACGTGACCACTCAGTACTCGAAACCATTCTAGAAGCAACAGGTAAGACTCTCTAATGTCATACGTGGACGCATTTCACGAGCGAAGTAAAGATATCATTCACGTTGTAGAACGTGATAAAAATGGTCGCAGAATCTTTCAACAATTCGCTCCTAACTATACCTTTTACTATGCCGATCCTCGCGGCAAGTTTCGTGGTGTGGATGGTCAGTCTCTAACCAAAGTATCGACCAACAAGCGTGACGAGTTTCAGAAAGAAGTCAGACTCAACAGCCGTAAGAAGTTGTATGAGGCTGATATCAGTCCTGTATTTCGTTGTTTAGAAGATAACTATCTCAACTCAGACGTACCTAAACTACACACTTGTTTCTTTGACATTGAGGTTGACTTTGACCCTGAGCGTGGCTTCGCACCGCCAGATGATCCGTTCAACCAAATCACTGCTATCACTATGTACTTAGACTGGGCAGAAACACTGGTCACCCTGTGTATTCCGCCTAAGCATATGAGTCCTGAGACTGCTGAGGGCATTGTAGCGCAATTCGAAAACACCTATCTAGTCGCTAACGAAACAGAAATGTTCAATATGTTCTTTGACATTATTGAAGATGCGGATGTACTTACTGGCTGGAACTCAAGCGGTTTCGATATTCCCTACATGGTCAACCGTGTTACTCGTGTTATGAGTAAAGACGATACTCGTCGCTTCTGCTTATGGAAACAACTTCCTAAGAAACGCAAGTACATGAAGTTCGACCAAGAAGAAGAAACATACGACTTGATCGGCCGTGTTCACATGGACTATCTTGAACTCTACAAGAAGTACAACTATGAATCTCGTCACTCATACAAACTCGACTTCATTGGCGAGATGGAAATTGGCGAGACTAAGACTCAGTACGAAGGTACCCTAGACCAGCTTTACAATAAAGACTGGAAGACATTCTTAGAATACAACAGACAAGATACAATGTTGCTATTCAAGATTCATGACAAGCTAAAGTTCTTAGACTTGGCATGTAGTATTGCCCATCAGAACACAGTACTGTTACAAACAGCAATGGGTTCTGTAGCTCTAATCGAGCAGGCAGTAATTAACGAAGCCCACGAACGTGGATTAATGGTTCCTAACAAACAAAGAGATACAAATGATTTCGACAGCGATGACGAAGAACAGAACGATGACGGTGCGGTCGGTGCCTATGTTGCTTATCCCAAAAAGGGAATGCACGAGTGGATCGCCGCAGTCGACCTTAACTCACTCTACCCTTCAACAATCCGTGCCCTCAACATGGCACCAGAAACCATTGTCGGGCAGATCCGTCCCGTACTTACTGACAGGTATATTGCCGAAAAGATGAAGAACCCGAAAGTTTCATTTGCGGCTGCGTGGGAGGGCGTGTTCGGCGCCCTAGAATACACAGCAGTAATGAATCAAGAGCGTGGTACTATCTTAACTATTGATTGGGAAGCTGGCGGTAGTGATGAACTATCAGCCGCGGAAGCATGGCAACTAATCTTTAACAGCAATCAACAATGGATGCTAAGTGCTAACGGTACTATCTTTAGTTACAAGACTGAGGGTGTTATCCCTGGTCTACTAACAAAGTGGTACAGTGAGCGTAAAGAGCTACAGAAGAAAGCCAAGAACGCTACAGACAAAGAAGAGTTTGAATACTATGACAAGCGCCAGCTAGTTCGTAAGATTCTATTGAACTCAGCCTACGGCGCCCTCTTGAACAAGCATTGTCGTTTCTATGATAAACGCATCGGTCAGTCTACAACTCTAACTGGTCGTCAGATTGTTAAGCATATGTCAGCGTATCTAAATGAAGCGATTGCTGGTGAGTATGACCACACGGGTGAATCAATCATCTATAACGATACTGACTCCGCCTACTTCTCAGCTTGGCC